CACGTCTTGTGCCAAGGATTACCTGATCAATGAAATGTTCAACTTCTTTGATTCAGCAACATTAATTAAATTCGTGGAATTCCTTGAGAACAATTACAGGCAAAGTACGTCTAATCAAAACTAAAAGCAAAATGAAAAAGTACAGTGAAAAAACATTCAGAATCAATGATGACTATATTGTAGTCTGTCATTGCGAAAACACCCGTTATGGGTTCAGACACTTAGCAAGCATGAAAAACAAGTACTACAACGAAGTTGCAAAGTCAAAGGCTTGTTATTACAACCGGACATGGGAGAGTTTCCAATATGAAACTGTCCTCAGTAAGGTGCTTGATGCATCAGGAATCCTTTCAGATGAACAGAAAAAAGAATGCATGGAAAGGTTCAGACAAAAAGAATATGAAGAAGTCAACCGGACATTTGGAATGATATCCGGAATTGCAAAGCTCGGAGAAATACTTTGCAATACACAGTCAGAAGTAAATGACTGGAAAGAACGGATGATTAAAGCCGGACTTGGTGACAGAGGACTTATCATGCCGGATGATTGGCACAGACTTTCTGAAGATGAAAAAGAAAGGAGATTAAATGGAGTTATAAATGAGTTGTCAAAATGAAAAAACTATCAAAAAAAGAGATAAAAGAACTTAAAAAAGTTCTTGATCTATTTGAACAGCATGAATATCTCTCAATGGGATATAAGCATATAAATGGAGCGTTCTCTCATGCTGATATGAAAGAGTATGATGATGAATGGATACGAATAGATCTCGTTTTAGGAGTACAAGACGGATGCTCAAATGATATTCGTACAGAATACTGGAAACTTAGAAGAGATATACTTAGGAGTAAAACAACTCTAGTAGAAAAAGTAAATGAAATAGAAGAAGATTAAATGAGACTACTTGCAAAAGCCAAACCTAACACACGTTATGTGTGGTACAGGAATTTTGTGACCGTACATTTGGAAGCCCGGTTAATGAACAACAAAATCTTTTATTATGAAATATGGGACGGAAAAGAACGTCGTATTTCAGAGGAATCAGTACGGAATATGTTCAGAACCGGCTGTTCTGTAAAAGATCAACCATTCCTTGTACGGGAGAACCGGGACTTTTATGCAGTGTTAAATCGCAACCTGAAGGATTATTTTCCTCATTATAAAGAGTTGAAGAATAAAGGAATAAATCGTAAATTTGCGAAATGACAGGACAAAAAAGAGCCTCTATGGCTCAGAACCAGTATGGAGAGAGGGTCATAAGAATTGACTTTCCATACGACTTGGATACACTTTCTCAGGTACGGACTTTAACCGGCAGACTGTATCACAAGGAAGAGAGATGTTGGTCTGCTCCCATTTATGAACAAACATTGGAAAGTCTGATTAACTGGGGGTTTATCTTGGATGAACAACTAACCGGCTTTTTGAACAAAGTCAAAAAACGGCACACTGAAGTTGTCGCAGGAAAACTTGTGAACTTAAAGGGAGAACTATACCCTTTTCAAAAAGAAGGCATCGCCTGGATGGAAACACATAATGGACGTGCATTGATAGGAGATGAAATGGGACTTGGAAAAACCATACAGGCAATAGGATGGTTGACATTGCACCCGGAGATACGTCCTGCAATCATTGTTTGTCCGGCTTCACTCAAACTGAATTGGAAAAGAGAAATATCAAAATGGACAAATGAAACAAGTGTGGAAATCCTGTCAGGCACAATAATTTCCTGGATACCTGAAAGCGATATTGTAATAATCAATTACGATATTGTAAATGACTGGCTGAATAAATTGGGGATGATTAATCCACAAGTTCTTATTCTCGATGAGATTCATTACATCAAAAGTAACTCAGCTCAACGGACAAAAGCAGTAAAGTTCCTTGCAAAAGGAATCCCTCATGTGATAGGACTCTCAGGAACTCCTATAATCAATCGTCCTATTGAAGCCTACAATGCAATCAAGATAATCAAACCTGACTTGTTTCCTGACAGATGGCAGTACGCAAAAGCATTCTGTAAACTGAAACGGACACAATATGGATGGGATTTATCAGGACACTCAAATGAGGACATTCTTCATCAGAAACTCACTTCAACGATTATGATAAGACGGCTGAAAAAAGATGTCCTCAGTGAACTGCCTGATAAAGTACATACCCATATTCCAATGGAATTGTCGAATCAGAATGAGTATAACAAAGCAGAAGCAGACTTTATAGAGTTCATACGTCAGACAAAAGGAAATGAAGCTGCAAGAAGAGCTGCCAATGCAGAAGCATTCACCCGGATAGAAACACTCAAACAACTGAGTGCAACAGGCAAAATGCAAGATATAGTTGAATGGATAAAAGACTTTCTTGAGGTAGACGGGAAGCTGGTTGTGTTTGCAACACATCACTCCGTTATCAATACTCTTATGAGTATATTCTCAAAAATTGCAGTCAAAATAGACGGGACAGTTTCAATGGAACAAAGACAAAGAGCCGTGGATAGGTTCCAAGAAGATCCGAAAGTACGATTGTTTATCGGAAATATCAAAGCGGCAGGAGTCGGAATAACACTAACGGCTGCATCAAGTGTTGCATTTGTAGAACTTCCTTGGACTCCCGGTGAACTCGATCAGGCAAGTGACAGATGTCACCGAATAGGACAAAAAGATACTGTCAATGTGTATTATCTGCTTGCAAAGGATACCATTGAGGACCACCTTGCAGAGATAATTGATACGAAACGAAAAGTAACGGATGCTGTTTTGAACGGACAGGAATCAGAAGAGACTTCACTTTTATATGAACTAATGAAATCATACGAATGAGTATCATCACACTTTTGAACGACTTTAATATTCCCTATACTGAAACGGGAAAGAATGTATCAACCGGATGGATAGGATTACAATGCCCGTTTTGTGATGATGCTTCCGATCATCTGGGATATAATACGGATGATAATTTCTTTTCATGTTGGAAATGTGGATGGCATTCCCATTCCTCAACAATCAGTAAACTTCTGAACGTAACTGAATCACAGGCTAAATCACTGTTGAAACAGTACCGTGTGACCATAACTAAAGTACAGGTACCGAAAACTGAGCCCGAGCCAAAACGGGACTTTCGATTACCCTTGGGAACAATCCCGATTCAGGACTATCACAAAACGTACCTGATTAAAAGAGGATTTGATCCAGACACTCTCATTCCATTATGGAATCTTCAAGGTACCGGACCTTACGGAGAACTTGGAGGAATCAATTACAAGTTCCGAATAATCATTCCCTATATGTGGGAAGGACAGAGTGTATCCTTTACTGCAAGAGACATTACAAACAAAGCTCAACTGAGATACATAACATGTCCGGCTGAGTATGAAATCACACCTCATAAATCAATTTTATATGGAAAACAAGAAGCGTGGAAAAATACGGGTATTGTGGTTGAGGGACCCACTGACGTTTGGAGACTCGGTACCAGTAGTTGTGCCGTGTCTGGAATCAAATTTACACCGTCCCAAGTTAGGGTTATTGCCTCTCAATTTAATAGAGTGGCCGTATGCTTCGACAATGACCCACAAGCAGTTATCCAAGCTGCTAAACTCGTGGCTGAACTAAAGTTCCGGGGAGTAGATGCCTTCCCTGTTGACATTGAAGATGACCCAGCAAGTATGAAACAAGAAGATGCAGATTATTTAGTAAAACAATTAATAAAATGAAAACAATTTTAGGAAATGAAATTCCAAAATCTACAAGAGGCATTCTCTACTTATGTCAATTTGATGGAAAGTCTATTGAAGTGTGTAGTGAAATCCTCTGTGAAAAGGAAGAGATGCACTTCACTTATATGCTGAGATTCCGAATCCTGAATCACAACTGGTAACTGGAAAAACGTATGAAGAATTAACTACCAACTTAGCTATACTTCATGCAAATATGAAAGATGAAAAATGGTTGAAAGAATTATCTGAAACAATATGATAAACAGAGAATTTGTCCTCACTCAACCACGTAAACGTGTATTGAGACATAAATGGGACGATAAACAAGGTTCCCGTTTATTGCAACACAAAGTATGTCCGGTATGTAAATGTGAAAAGTTCTTCAGTATGGAAACTTACCGGACTGTTTATATGGATCGCTTCGGACATACCACTTACCGGGCACCGAATTGTGAATTACCAAATACTAAAATTTAATATTATGAATGAATTTGTAGCTGTTTGTTTATTAATCACACTGCCACTCATTTTAGCATTGGTTATAAATGAAGCTGGCAGAAGAACCCTGCAAAGGGATTATGATCGTGAATATGCTGAATTGGAAAAATTAGTTAAAGAAGGTCCTGTGAATGAAAAATCATATGAAGAAATTAGAAATTTCTTTATACGAATCAAGAAGTATAAATGCAGAAATAAAGAAAAGTTAAGTGTTTTGGAAAATCAATTTCACAAAGACTTCGTAATAGTACGAAGAATAAAAGATCAAAGAGAGTCAAACTAAATTGCAAAACAATGAAAAGATTATTGTTGATTTGCTGGATGATCTTCCTGTCATTCAGGATACTGACAGCACCACCGCTGTCAGCCGAAACAAAGGAAGAAACACAATTCATCAAATGGATTGGTCATTACCGGACAGCACTTGAAGCCGAGCTTGAACTTTACATTAACCATCTCGGTTACAGGGAAAGTCGGAACCGTTGGGATGTAGTAAACCAAATAGGGTGTATTGGAGAGTATCAGTTTCATCCTGCTACACTCAGACACCTTGGTTATGGACATATCACAACAGCAACCTTTCAATCAAACAAGGACATCTTCCCAAAGGAGTTGCAGAAAAAAGTACTCAAGACGTATATCAAGATATGTCGCCAGCAACTACAACCTTATAACGTTTATACGATGAACAAAACGATTAAGGGTATAAAAATCACACGTGCCGGGTTGATTGCAGGGTGTCACTTGGGGGGAATTCAATCAGTAATATTGTTCTTGGAGTCGAATGGAACGATAGATAGAGCAGATGCAAACGGTACGCAAATATCTGATTATCTGAGGGAATTCTCAATATATCAACTGTAATCAAAAAAGATTAAAAATAACTTTAAAATAATTTGCATTATTCATTTACCGAATGTAAATTTGTTGAAGGATTACAATTAAAGAGTATAATGAAAAAGGGTTTCATTAACATACAACGAGCTGTTTTCATTTTAAGAATAGGTTTTAAGTTAAGCAAAAGGACCCTGGGATAAGTAGCAGTTCTGAACCCTCTGCTGCGATGTTCCGGGGTTCCTTTTGTCATTTTATCAAGATATGGAAAGAACTAAAAAACCATTAGAATCATCTATGCCGGATGCAATAAATTGCAGCACCGACAAAAAATATACAAACGTCCCTAACCAACTCATAAAAAACCCTGACATCAGTGGAACTGCAAAAGCACTGATGTCTCTTTTGTTATCCAATAGTGTAGGATGGAAATCCCACATGGAGATCATCAAAACGATGATGAAGGAAAAAGAATACGCCCTTAAAGCCGGAGTAAGAGAACTTGAAGAAGCCGGTTATCTCAGGAGAATTCGTTACCGGATGCAATCTACGAAAGTGTTCGTCGGAACAATTTGGTTGTACAGCGATGAGCCGGGCGTATTCAATTCCTCAAAATATGAGTGTGTCCTGCGTAAAAACGGATACGAGCTGGACGATGAAAAAGAACCCACAACTAGGAAAGCCACCACTGGGAAACCTAGTTGTGGCTTTTTTAAAGAAGAAAAACAAAAAGAAGAGAATGAAGAAAAGGAAGAAAAAGAAAGTACCAAAGAAAAAGAAGTAAAAGAAGAAGAGAAAGAAAAAATAAAAGAAGAAAAAAAAGAAAACAAAACAAAAGAAAAGTTCACTCCGCCAACCATTGAAGAAGTACGTCAATATTGTTTGGAAAGAAAGAACAATGTTGACCCTGAAATGTGGTTTAATTTCTACGAGTCTAAGGGATGGATGATAGGCAAGAACAAGATGAAGAACTGGAAAGCAGCCGTCATCACTTGGGAAAGACATGAAATAAATTCCTTTACACCTCTGAGAACAGGTAACAGGAAGCCGGTTAAAAAATACATAGATGACTATGGGGACCGGTACTACTTTGATGATAAAACCGGTAACTACTACAACAAGGAAGGAGTTCTGTACAGATGATTACTGAACGGGACATAGTAACCGGACTTATTGTATCCACTGACTACCTGAAAGCAATCAGGAGCATGTGGGACATCAATCTCATTGAAAGTGTTTCGGCAAAACGGATTGCCCTATGGTGTTGGGAATACTTCGAGAAGTACAATAAGGCTCCGCAGAAACAGATAGAAGGGATATTCTTCTCAAAGATGAAGGAATCCAAACTGTCAAGAGAAGTGGCTCAGGATATGGAGGAGATCCTCAACAGTCTGTCTGAAGAGTTTGATGAGGATACTTTCAATGTTGAGTACCTCTTTGATGAAACAAGGAAGTACTTTACTTTAAGACGGCTTGAATTGCATACGATGACAATCAAGGCACAGATATCCGAAGGGAAGCTGGACTTGGCTGAACAGACTGCATGTAACTACAAACCGGCTGTAAGTGGTTCCGAAAATGATATTGATATCGGTAGTGAGGAAGTTCTTAACCGGCTTGAATTGGCATTCAAGACCACTGAAAAATCTATCATTGAATATCGTGGTGCAATCGGAGAGTTCTGGAACGGACAACTCGTTAAAGGTGGATTGGTAGCACTGCTGGCTCCTGAAAAGAGGGGAAAGACTTTCCTTATGATTGATCTTGCAATCCGGGCTGCAAATCAGAACCGCAAGGTGGCTTTCTTCCAGGCAGGTGATTTGAGTGAATCAAACTTTCTTAAACGCATCAGTGTATATCTTGCACAACGCAGTGACAGGGAAAAATATTGCAAGGAACATTTTCAGCCGGTACGTGACTGTATAAGAAATCAATTGAATTCCTGCATCAATGAGGATAGAACATGCAATTTTGGTGTGTTTGAAGATCGTACAGAAAAGGAAGTACGTGAGGATATTCAAATGACGGATGTGATTGAGGCGTACAATTCAAATCCAAACTATCATCCCTGTACAAGTTGTGATGAGTATCGTGAGTACAGGAAACGGCTTGGTGTAGTGTGGATGAAGAAGATGGAAGCGGTGAAACCTCTTACCCTGCGTGAGGCAAAGTCTCAGGTGGAGAAGTTCTTTATAAACAAGAAGCGTCAGTTCAAACTGTCAACCTATGCAAACAATACCCTGACGATAAATCAGATAAGGGCAAAACTTGATATTTGGGAGAAAGAAGATGGTTTTGTACCGGACCTGATTGTGATAGATTATGCAGACCTGATTGTTCCTGAGACACGTACAGAGTTCCGTCATCAGCAGAACGAGATATGGAAAGGACTCCGCAGGTTGTCGCAGGAAAAGGGACAGCCTCTTGTAATTACCGCCACTCAGAGTGATGCAGACAGTTACGAGAAAGGAAGGTTACGATTGAGTAACTTTTCTGAGGACAAAAGGAAATACGGACATGCAACTGCTTTCTACGGATTGAATCAGGATCCTAAAGGCAGGGAAAAACGTTTCGGGATTATGAGAATAAACGAATTACTCCTGCGTGAGGATGAATTCGATGTAGCACGTGAAGTTACTATTTTACAAAACCTGAAGAAGGGGAGACCTTTCTTGGGAAGTTATTGGTGAATTATGAAAATACTTAAATAACGATTTCATTATGACGTATGAACAATTTAAAAACAAGTATCAATATGGAGCTTGACGGATGGATTAACAAAATTCGTTGTGGAGATGCTTTAGAAATTCTAAAACAACTCCCTGACAACACAGTAAATTGTGTTGTCACGTCACCTCCATATTACTGAGGATGGTCTCAGAGATTATGGGACTGCAAGTTGGGAAGGAGGGGACCCAAAGTGTGATCACAAACCAAAGTTCAAAAAGAGTGTATCTGCAACTGTTGGCAACGATGTAAAGGATATCGGAAAGATTTATTACCGTGATGTGTGTAAGAAATGTGGAGCAACACGTGTTGATAAACAGATAGGAATTGAAAAAACACCCGAAGAATACGTCCAGAACCTTGTAGAAGTGTTCCGTGAGGTCAGGAGGGTACTTACCCCTGACGGCACCCTTTGGTTGAATCTGGGTGATTCCTACGCAGGTGGAGGAAGGGGAAAATATGCAAAGGAAGGTACCGTTCAGTTTAAAGCGATACAAGCAGGTGTGGAATATGGAGAACCTACCGGCAAACTTGAGGGATACAAGCCGAAAGATATGATAGGTATTCCCTGGATGACATCATTCGCACTACGTTCAGATGGATGGTGGTTGAGACAGGATATCATTTGGCACAAGCCGGCTTGTATGCCCGAAAGCGTAACGGACAGATGTACAAAAGCACATGAGTACATTTTCCTTTTGTCGAAGAATCAGAAATACTACTTTGATTACGAATCCATTCAGGAACGTTCAACATATTTTGAAACTGATCGAAGAAGTATCAACGGTCCCACTACCGGTGGAAAGAGTCTGAGTGGAATATATGCAATAAACAAATCAGGAGCATATCAGAAAAGTGGAATGCGTAACAAGCGTTCAGTATGGACAGTAAACCTGCAACCTACTCCTGAAAGTCATTTTGCAGTATTCCCTCAGAAACTTATTGAACCAAAGATAAAAGCCGGGTGCCCTAAAGGTGGTTTGGTACTCGATCCATTTATGGGAAGTGGTACCACCGGCATTGTAGCACGTAAACTTGAACGCAATTTTATAGGGATTGAACTCAATCCCGAA